CGACACTGGCCACAGCAGTTAATGCGCAAAACTGCATGTTTCCAGGTCTGGCGTTGTTAACCGGTACTGAAGGCTGACAATTAATCTGACGCAAAAAACCATCGAGAATGGTTGGGTCTTCAGTGAGATCGATGATCGCCAACAGTTCAGGTAATGTCAGTTGGTGCGACTGGTCCGGATTCAGCTTGTTGCGCAGTGTGGCCGGTTGCATTCCTACTTTTTTAGCCAGTTCTGTGACGTTGTGTGCCAGTGAAAACTGGCGGCAGGCATCATCAAGGTAGTTTCGTACTGAAACTTTATAATCGTATATGATTCGCACCTTACGAATTGATAGCCTGGATTACGCCTGAAGCGAAATACGGCATTCGCTCAACGCTTCTACAGTCAACGCCGCCATGTTTACTTCTACACGTGAGCGGGGCTTGTCACCCTTTCCGCGAATAGGCAAGCGACCGTCACGAATCATGTCGCGAGCCGTACCCATAGCGGTTCCGGTTAGGCGACAATATTCATCAAGCGGTAGGTAAGGTGTCGGGATGGTAATTGTAATGTTAGGACGCATAGGGCAAAATCCTCAGTTCATCTGAACTCGGCAAAGTTCAGTTATATTCGCATTTTGAGAAACAACGGAGCCAGATTACTTCCGCTTTTGAGAATCGTCAAGATCATTTCTCAAAATGAGAAGTGCGCGCAGATAACTATGAAATTCGAAATCGACTTTGAAGGTGAGAGCGCCCCCATTCTTGATAGGGTTATCGAGGCATATGGCTTCAGCACAAAAATGCTACTGGCGGATCATCTGGGCATGGCACCCAGTACCTTATCTGGCCGCTATAAGCGGGGCGGGTTTCCCGCTGACATAGTTGTACGCTGTGTGGCTGAAACTGGCGTACAACTTCAGTGGCTGGTGACTGGAAAGGGTAAAAAATTCGATAATGATGAATTGGATATTCTGAACTTACCTCGAAAAAAGCTTGTTGACGGCCAACTTTATGATTCTGGTTATGCCATGTTCGATAAGGTTTTTTTCCGAGCAGGGACACCACTCCCCACAGAGCCATTTTGTTTATTAGATGAAAACATTCAATATATTGTTGATAGTAAATATGCTGAAATTTATGACGGTGAGTGGCTTGTAAACATTGAAGGCAAAGTAAGCGTTCGTGATCTTGTACGCATCCCTATCAAGAAAGTGCGCGTGAGCGGTATCGGCATGGCCTTTGATTGTGCAATTGATGATATTGAAATACTTGGAAAAGTAGTGCTTACTATTACCTAAGGAATCAGCATGACTGCAAAAAAGACAACAGAAAAAAAAGAGAAAGATTCAGATAGCGATATTAATGGACCAAAAACTTGCTTTGTCATCATGCCAATCGCGGATCATCCAAATTATGAACCTGGTCATTTTAAAAGAGTATATGATCATTTAGTTTCGCCAGCTTGTAGGTTAGCTGGTTATGAGCCAGTTAGGGCAGATGACAATGCGTCTTCAAACATGATAATGCATGATATCTTGCTTAAAATAGTAAAAAGTGAAATGGTTATTTGCGATTTAAGCACCAATAACGCAAATGTTTTCTATGAGTTAGGATTAAGGCAAGCATTTAATAAAAAGACAGTTTTAATCACTGATGGAAGAGAAAAAACTCCGTTTGATCTTTTAGGTTTTAGATACCAACCATATTCACCAACATTAAGAATTGATACGGTAAGTGCTGAGATAACTAGAATCAGCGCAGCTCTGACTGCTACTGAGAATTTACAAGCTAATGAAGTCAACTCAATAGTAAAATTATTAGAGATTGACTCTGCCAATATAGAAATAGTTCAGCCAAACGAAAACCAAGCTTTTATGTTGCAAATGTTCAACTCTCTAAGCGCGCAAATATCAAACATCAGAAGTATCCAAAGTGACAAAGATAAGCACCTTTATGGTAGAGAAATTGATTCCTTAAAATTAAATGATGGTGATTTTATTGTAAACCCAAATATGACTAAAACCATTTCCTTTTTAAAGCTTGAAAAAGAAGGCTCACCCTTATTGCACAAGTTCATATTTAGAGTCTCAAACAAAGAACTTGGGAAATTTTTAGGATATGACACATCAGGTTCAAGTTTAGAATTCATAAATAGTCTTGGTGAGATCAGCACCTTAAATAACACATCATTACAAAAAGCAGTAATTTATGGTCATCAGTAAATGTCAATTAGAAAACAAACTGATGGGAAATGGCTTTTAGATTTTTACCCTTTAGGCAAACCCAAGGATAAGCCTAGCAAAAGAATTCGAAAAACCTTTTCAACTAAAGGCGAGGCCATTGCGTATGAAAATTATGTAATGGAGACATTAGTAGATAAGCCTTGGTTAGATGGCAAAGAGGATCGCCGAAAATTATCAGAGCTTGCTCAACAATGGTTCGATGAACACGGTATCACCCTTGATGATGGTGAGAAGCGTTTAAGCGCAATGATGTTTGCGTGTGAAAGCATGGGCAATCCGCTTGCTCATGAGTTCAGCGCAACCATGTTTTCTGTGTATCGAAAAAAAAGACTGTCCGGGGAAATAGCCAGAACCGCCCGAGTACAAAAAGTTTCACCTCGAACTATGAACTTAGAGCTGGCTTATTTTCGAGCGGTATTCAATGAACTAAAGCGGCTTGGTCATTGGAAGAAAGATAATCCTCTTGAAAACTTACGCCCCTTCAAATCTGAAGAAGCTGAACTTACTTACCTTGAGGCAGAGGAAATAAAGCGGCTTTTAGATGAATGTAAAAAAAGCCGTAATCCGCATGTTTATCATGTAGCGCACCTATGTTTAGTAACTGGTGCAAGATGGGATGAAGCAGAATCACTGACTACTAAGCAAATCAGAACTCTTAAGGTAAGTTTCATTAAGACTAAGGGTAATAGAAACAGGACAGTACCTATCAGCCAGGCTGTTTATGACAGCATTCCAAAGCCTGAAAAAGCCGGACGCTATTTTGATACCTGTTATTCTGCTTTTCGCAGTGCTGTTAAACGAGCCGAACTAGAATTACCGGACGGTCAGCTTTCGCATGTATTAAGACACACCTTTGCTTCACATTTCATGATGAATGGTGGAAATATACTTGTTCTCCAGCGCATACTTGGTCACACTGATATCAAGATGACAATGAGGTATGCTCATTTCGCTCCGAATCATCTTGAGGAAGCTGTAAGATTAAACCCCATGCGAGAAATGGAATAAAAAATGAAAAAATGGTATGTCTTTCTTTTTGTTTTAATAAGTATTATCGTTGGCTTAACTCCGGCATATCTATATTTACTCAATTTTAATGAGAGCACCTTACCTTTAGAAAAGGTTATTAGTAATATATCTAAAGACAATCAAGCATGGGGTAATTTTGGTTCATTTTTAAGTGGAACAACAGGCGCTTTATTCTCCTTTATAGGTACACTTGCCGTAATCTGGACGTTAATCAAAACACATGAATCTAGCGAAAAGCAGATAAAAATGCTAAGTAGCGAACAAACATTTAATCAATTTAATAAATTATTAGATTTATTAATTGAAATATTGGAAAATAAAAGATACACAAGTGTTCACATAAGCGGCAGAATTTCTTTTACAGATTTTAAAGATGACACCTACGAGGCAATAAGAATCCTATTATCTGAGCACCTGACATCAAATAGCCATGCAAAAAAAAGCGCGTATTTAAATTTTGGGTCAATTTCAGTTTTTTATGACAACTACACTTCATATTACCTCCCCGACATATTCAAAAAAGAAAGTGCAATTTATACAGTGCTTCTTGATAAAATTATGAATGCAGATCAATCAACTAAAGAAGCCTTGATTGCTATCTTGCTAGCCAAAATGAATGAGCATCATCTTTTCTTTTTAAATTGCAACCAAATGGGAGGGCCTGGAGATAGAAGAATGCTAAGAATGGCTAAGAGTGGAATCCCCTTATCCATTCCCAATGAGCTGATGAGGTTACTTGAGATCACTTAAAATGCCCCCTTTTCGTCCCCCCAAGACGCAAAACATCAATAGTAATCAATAATATTCATTCGCAAAAACCAATTAAAATCAGTAAGTTATTGATTATAAAGGAGCAAGCATCGTTCTCATAATCGCTTGGTCGCTGGTTCAAGCCCAGCAGGGGCCACCATTTTTAATAAAAAAAATCATATAGTTATCCAGACTTCCATTTCCTCACTTTGTTAGATTCTCCCACCAGTGTCGCAAAAGTGTCGCACGCCACTTTGTAAGGCTGACTTATTACACTTACAAAACTTAAGTTGTTTCTTACATACAAATGATAATCAATCCTATCAAGGTGAAATCATGGACAAGGGTGAAATTAAAGTTAACGTTAATGCTGAAATGAAAGCTGACCTTCAGCCGGTCATTGAACACACACCTAATGCATTGAATAAGCTTTTCGAATTATTATTCGGTGTTAAGCATGCCCAGCAAAAGAGATTGATGGCATTAATTGACCTACAGCAAACCAAAGACCTTAAGAAAATTGAGGATGGTTTAGCGGTATTTGATATTGAGAAAAAAAGATTAGACATAGTTTCTTTTGAAAATGATAACGATAAACAAGAACTGATCACTCATACCACTGCGAATGATGAAGCATCAAATATATCAGGTTGCGTTAAAGAGGCGGTTCGTAAATTTCTTGATAGCGATATTTATGGTGATAAAGAAATATCTAAAGACTTCTTCAATCGCTGGAGAGAAGAAGCAAAACTTATAAGTGAAGATTACGCTCAAAAACTTTGGGGGCTAGTATTGGCAGAAGAAATGATATCTCCCGATACTTTCTCCTATAGAATATTAGATATTCTAAAAAACCTTACAAAGTCTGAAGCTGAGCTTTTCAACCGGTTGAGCCAATATGTTGTATTTGACCAAGCTTTAATTACTGGAAGACACATTGATGAGACCGAGATAAATGTATTATTTGAGGCTGGACTGGTCACATTTGCGGGAATATATCGTAATACAAAATGGTCAAAAACTGTAGTTACTCTCGCTGATCAGAGCCAAAAAATCGGACACTACCTTAATGGCAATGCATACTTAGTTTTCACGGAGTTTAATCCTGAACAAGACTTATCTATAACATACGTCCCTTTAACTCAGGCAGGAAAAGTTATCTATAAACTTGCTAAGAAGAATAATGAGTGGGATATAAATGCTTTAACTAAAGCTATACTTAATGAAGTCAAGGAAATTAATGAAATCATAACATATCCTTTTGTTGAAATTGGTAAAACGGATATTAACACTCATTTTTCAGTGACTCATACACGTTAAAGTGAGTGAGTAAGAAAATATAAATTAAATTCCTCACTATTATGTAGTGCAATGCTTATGAGCGCGAATGCGTGGGTTATAGGCATTGCCATCAGAATTGATTGTTTGCTCAACAATTTTTTCAGACCGCATAGTTTAGCCATAATGACCTAACATCATGATATGCCTGAATTACATATAATAAATACTTGTCTCACTAGTGATCCAGCCAATACCAAGCAAGTGACCAAAAATAACAATAATTATATTTTTCAATCACTTAAATTGTAAGCGGGATCCATTTTGGATACACAAAACTGAAAAGTCCTGAAATTCTTTTCAATCTTTTCAGTTTGCGAACTCTGGCAGAAAGCCAGCAACGGCATGGTCTGGCCATACGATTTGTAAAAAAATTAAACTGAAAAATTTTTATGATGCAAAACCTGCAGGCGGGTGCGGTGTAGCGCCGATTTTGTCTGCCGGACGATTATTTTGCCGTGCTGACGCGCAGCCAGTGCCGCGCTGTGCGGATGATTTGTTTATGGTTGTCTTGCTTGAAGGGCGCGCCTTTGCGTGGCGCATCGTGCGTCTGAGGCGTTCTGGTGACGGGCAATAAAAAACCCGCTGCGATAGCGGGTTAGTGTGCTGGCTTACTTGCCGATGACGGGTGAATATTTCGTAAGGAGCGCGGCGGCCTGCTGGCTGCTCTGTGCGATGTCGCTGCTGTTCGTGGGCTGCCCGGTTGACGGGTGCGTATGGCTGGCCAGCTGGTCAGCCAGCTGCTGCACAAGCGCCACGGTATCAAGCATCAGCTGGGCCACGTTAATCTTCTCTGAACCAATCCACACAACTGGCGCGATAATTTCCTGACGCGCCCCGGCAATGCTCTGGCGCAGCTGGCCAATTTTTTCAGTCAGTGCCTGACCAACATTTATCGTCACGCTGACGGTGACGTCCGTTTCCGCATTGTCGCCCACTGTAATCAGCTGGCTCTGCTGCGTGGCCATGCTGTAACTGCCGGTAGTAACGTGCTGAATTGCTCCGGCCATCAGTGACGCCGTTCCGATTACAGTGGTCCTGTCCGTGACTTTGACTGTCGTTTCCCTGTTGACCAGATCACGCGTTTCCGTATCGGCTTAAACTTCCCTGCTTATAGGCGTTTCACGGATAGCCTGATCGGTCTGAAGCTCCCAGTATCCGACCCTGCCGCTGAAGGTGAGTATGTCGGTTAACAGTACTGGGCGATTTAGCGGAAAGGTGGCCGCGTCGTCGTCGTCGCCGGTACAGATCAGCCCGACAATCGCGGTGCTAACGGTGGTGATGGTTCGCGTGCCTTCGTTGATTTCCTCAACGCGCATGCCGTGGTGATAATCCTGTGACATGTGGCGGTTCTCC